GCCAGGGCCATAAGCTGGTCTATGTCTTCCGGCGTGCCGATCTGAACCGTGATTTCGTCAGTCATATCTTCCCTTCCTAGTCCTTGCGCGGGCCTGGGAGACTTTTCAGTGTCTTGATTGTCTTGGCCCGCATGCGCTTCACAAACTCATCCAGAACGCGGTGGCCGCGATCCAGGTCGCCGCCCCCAGCCCGCGTAACCTCCTCCGGACTGAGAACGTATTCACCGCCAGCGGCTACGATCGGCACATGACCGGTCTCACCCCCAGTGGCTCGGTATGGCTGCATGGGCGGCTTGGGAGCCTTCATTAGGCTCGGTCGGCTTCCCATGGCCGGTAGTTGTCCACCATACGGCCCACCGCCCTGGACGTATGTCCCCTGGGCCGGATACGGCGCACCGCCAAACATCAGCTTCATATGGCGGAAACCCGCCATGGTGTTACCCTCGCCCATGGCGCTGACGATATCCGCCGGGATGACATACGACCCCGACGGGACATGCATCGGCAGGTGGTCCGTGCGGCCCTCCACGGCGCTCTTGATCGGCCCCGTGTGCAGGTGGGCGTCACCGCCTCCGAAGAACGGCGCGGATGTCGTGGTGGTCGTGGTGGTGCCACCGTCGGCGCGGGCTTCTCTAGCCACATTCAGCGCAGCGGCCACGGCCTGCTTCTGAGGATGGCCAGCGTGGATCATCTCGCGGATATTGGATGAGATCGTCTTCTGGCTGGAACCGCGCTTCAGGGGCATCACGAATAACTCACTATCACGGTCATGCCCGTGCCGGGCGTGATCACCAGCCCATCCTTGAACGGCAAGTTCAGGACAACCGGGACAGATGTGGCAGCCGAGACCGTCGCGTCCTTGTAGATCGTCCAGATCAGATTGGTGGAACTCGCCGCCGCCGTAGAGATGGCGTCATAGATTGCGCCATTCGTGCTGCCCGCCACAACAACAACTACAGTTACCACGCGGCCAGACCCCGACTTTATCAGTGTGGTCGTCGTGATGTTCTTGTAGATGCTGACGCCCTGGATATTCAGATAGTTCTGCCCAAGGGTAGCGATCGCCGTGACGATATTCTTACCCGTCGTCAGGATATCAGAGAGACTGCCGCTCATCAGTATCTCCCATCCGGCATGATGCGGTATCGCATGTTACCAATACGCCAAAACGTGCCCACGTCATTGCTCTGCATGCCGATCGATACCAACCGCCCACGAAACCGGGGCGTGATATACGACGTGGTCTGCGTCAGACTGTAGGGGCCATACGTCTGCGGCGTAGCCCCAGGGAAGTCGGTGACATAAAAGGTCAGGTTCACCGTGGCGTTCTGTGTGCCACCGTAGTAGCCCCACTTCATGTCGGGCCACACCTCATCCACGAAGACCTTCACGTCAGCCTCAGACAGGGCAAAGTAGCCCGTCTGAAAGCTAGCAACCAATGGCGCCCCATCGGCATCCGTGGATGTCTCGTGCTGGTAGATATACCGATTGGTGCCGGCGCCGATCGGCGGTCCCAGGACGGACTCATTGATCCAGGCAGTGCGATCCAATGTGCCAAAGTCCCACTGGTTTAGGACCACGTTGTATTTGACGTAGGCATTGATCTCGCCACCATTGTTCGTGGTCGGGTAATACCAAGCAATCTCCCCGAACCGAGAATTAGGCGCCACGCGGATCTTGGCCAGGTTGTTTTTGTCCAACTGCTGGAAGATCACGTCCCAGATAGGGCATGGGACGGGCTCAACCCCATTTGGCCCCAGGCGGAAGAACTGAGATTGTCCCATCCAGTAAACCACGCCGTTCATTGACGTGGCGGCTTTCTTGGCGATTAGGCCGCACCCTGTCCCTACCTCGTTGAACGAGTAGACGTAGGGCGACCCGATATACTGCATCGACCACACAGCCAAATCGGTCCACAGAAGCCCCTGCTGCGGCCCCTGGATGGCCCCGACAATCTTGGAGCCCTTGGGTATGCGGTAAGACCCCGCCTGATTGGTGACCGTGCCAATCCAACTACTGAAGTTATTCACATCACACCAGCGGACCAGAAGCGGATCCTGCTCGCTGTTAAAGGTGGATCCGTAGGCGATGATCTGCCTTTGCGGCATAGCCACAAAGACTCCTTCATTCATCACTGGGCTATTCGGGACAATGGTGGCCACCGGGGCCCCAGATGTAGGATCCCACTGATAGATGGGCGATGCGCCCGCATTCAGAACCTGGACAATGCCCTGGTTCGTTGCCGTGCCGCTCTGGGCACACGCATACTGAATAGTCGTGGCGGTAGACGCTGTGACGATATATGTGCCATTAAACCCAACCGGGTTAACGCCAGACACAATCACTGTGTCTCCCACGGGAACTACATAACTATCGGCAAAGTTCAATGTTGCAGTAGCGCCAGTCCCCGTTATGGATATGGTCGTGCGACTCAAAAAACTGGTCGCATGGGGGCATGCAATCAGTATCTGGCCCCAATTATCCATCGTCCAATCTGTGGCATATACCGGCGTCCCGGTGGACGGCACGATCGCCGTGCCGGTGCCATACCCACCAGACCCATAAGATCCTGCACCATATCCGGTGCCCGCAGGGATTGCCCCAAGACCAATGTAGTAAACGTATCCGGCCTTGTTGTTGTTGATATATGCCGTTGTCGTGCTGCTGGCAGAGTTCTGTGCCTGAATCGTGAACGTATTGGCCGTCGGAACCGAGATCACCAAGTAGTTGGAATAGAGAGATACCCCACCAACAGACGTTGGGACCGACACAACGTAGTTGTCCCCCGGCTGGAACCCATGATTGTTGAGGGTTACAGTAACCGTGGGAGACCCGCTCGTCGTAGCAAACTGGGCAACAGCACCGCCGTTACTCACCGTGGAAGTGGCATACGCAGGGTCACCAAGTATATTAGTTGCATTTATTGTGTAAGCAGTGCCACTAAGCGCAGTGCATTGGTAAAGGCCATACAGAATAACGCCGCCAATGCTGATGTGGGTATCAATAAACACCCAATCATAGCTACTAGCAGCCGCAGAGGCATCCGTGATGGTGAAAACATTGCTGCCCGACGTGCAGGATACATTCACAGCCACGTTGGTGGCTATCGTTCTAGGTGTAATGTCCTGCTGCGTTTCATCCGTAATGACGCTAAGTTGAGCCTGAAGATTTGAAGTTAAAGCCTCGGCGCCAATAGCTAGATGCGCGTTGGCGTTGGTATCTTCCCAGGCCCACAGCCCACGAACAGTGGACTGTATCTGATTAGGGAAGAACTTTGTCCATCCACCCAACTTCTGGACAAGCCCCAAGCCGCTCCGGTCTGGGATGAAACGCACCAGATTCGTTGTGGACAACGCGGCTTCATTGAGCGCCAGGGTCTTGTTCTCATCGACGCCTGGGATAAGTTTGAACGCCTGATGCGGCATGGATTACCCCCGAGACGGCGTAGCCACAGGCGAAGGCGACTGTGATGTCCAGCCCGAAGCCTCAAACTTCTTGCGGGCTTCCTCCACCATCGCGCCCTTCAGAAGGGTCTGGTACTGGGCTTCATACGTCACCGGCATATTCGGATCATTCGCCGACGCGCCCAGGAAGTTGCGCTGGTAGGCCGAGATATAGACCATGCTAGCCATAATCATCAGGTCAGGCAGATACAGGCTGATGAACGTGGTCGTGTTCGTGGCCGACAGGCTAGCAGGGCGGTAAGTGCCCACAATCTCCACCGTATAGGCATGGTCGGGATAAGGCCCCAGCAAAAAGTTATAGTCGTCAAACGGGCAGAAATACTGAGGCAAGCCAGTATTGGAAGCCACGTTGTAAACCGCGTCCAGGAACTCTTTGGTGACCGGCAAAAGCGGGTTCCGCGTGCCAAGATCCGGGTCACTTACGGTATGAGGCGTGATCACATTGATCTGTTCAGGAACTACAAACGTCCCCTGCGGCACCTGGATACTACGGCTTCCCACCGTGCAAGAATAGGCCGTAGTGGCGAGCGACGTGAACAGGAAGTCCAGGTCACGGTAGATACGGTTCTCCGCGTAGGTAATCGTTTGCGGAAGAATCGTCTGAAAGTTCGTATCAGTAGAAGGCACCACCGCCATGGTGGCGATCTGGGTGACGTAATCTGAATATGTAAGGCCAGTTGTCACGTCTTAACCCTCTACAGTGTCTCCCCTCCCGAAGCGCCAAGCATTTCTAAGCCCGCTTGTCAGCCTTCCCGTCCAGTTTATCCCATATCCGGGTAAACATGTCTTCAATTCGCTTCATGGTCAGGTTGTAGTCTTCCTTCTGGACGTATGTCTTCGGAAGTTCTGATTCGATCGTGTGGATATCCCGTCGGAGTTCCTTGACGGCTTCCCATAATTGCCGCCCAAACCAACCCATGGCCGCGACAATGCACCCTACCATCAGATTTATCCAAATCTGGATGTCCATCTTCACGCCGCGTCCTCAGTCGGAGGTGCCAATTCCCCAGCAAAATACTTGAGATTTGCCCTTAACCGCAAGTCATTCGGTTCTTTTTCAATGGCAATCTTAATTTGTTCAATCGCATTGTCCTTCATGCCCAAATGCCACGCGGAAATGGCAGCCAAATCGTGTGGCTGGGCGCCCCATACCGCTGGGTCACAGGTATAAACAAGGTCACGATCAACGATCATCAAGGCCCGCATGGCCATAGAATGGCATTCCTGCCACCGATGCTGCGTGTAGTAGAGCATGGCCAGGGCGCACCAAGGCTCCCTGGTGTTGGGCGCCTCCGCCCCAGCCCTTAGAAGCCACCGCTCGGCCTCCCAGGGGTTATTCAGGCGCTCATAAGACTGCCCCAGAAGCCGCATGGCATAGCACCGCTCATTGGGCCACGTCGCCTCCGGCATCTCCAGATACTTGTTCAGGGCATGGATGGCGTCCTGCCACCGTTCATGGAAGGTCAATTCCCTGGCATGGTAGAAGGCGTTCCTGGGGCACCTGGGGTCTTCCTTCACGGACAGTTCCAGCAGGTCCATATACTGGCCCCGGCTCTTTGTTGGGTCCGGATGGTGGCTCACCAGTAGCTTGTCGGTCTGGGCCCAGACTTCCGTGATCCGCCCATCCGGGACAGGATATTCATGGCACGGGTGATGCCATAGGTAGCCGTGGCGGGCATGGATCTTCTCATAAAGGAACTTGATCCCGCAGCCCCAGTCAAAATAGTAGCGAAGCCGGGTGGTTCCCTCCACCCAAACCCGCTCAATTTCCTCGCGCCAGCCGGGCTCCATGACCTCGTCGAGGTCCAGGCTAATGCAGACATCGTAGTCACGCGGAATAAGGGCCAGGGCCGCATTGCGGGCAAGATCAAAACGCCATGGCGTGATGCAGATATCGTGAACGATAGCGCCATGCTTGACGGCTAGTTCCGCAGTGTCATCCGTGCTGCCCGTGTCGGCAATGAAGATTCCATCGGCATCCTTCGCAGATGCACAAAATCTCTCAACAAACTGAGCCTCGTTTTTGCTGATAGCATATACAGCGATCTTCATGCGGTCTTCCCAAACCACTGTTGAACGTATTCAGGCCGATTAGCCCGCAGCCACGGCATAGCTTCATCATTTAACCTGTTATAGTCCGTCCCCACAGTCTGCGACCCAACATGATGAACATATGCCCTAGACACAAAGTGATGGAACCCCAGTCGGTTTAAATCCTCACACATAACATCATCTGAATACCAATTCAGAGGCGGGAACTTGGCAGCTTCAAACGCCTTTTTTGATATCCAGGCAAAGATGGGAGATATCACGCGCATCTCGCGCATGAAGCCTTCTGATTCCCATTTGCCGAAAATCTGACGATCGCCCTGGTATTGCGGGAACCGGATGCTTTGCGTCTGGCGGCAATTATCCGTCATCGTGGCGACAAAACCCACCATGTCGCCATAGATGTTCTTTGCTTTCTCAACATCCTCAAGAAGGATATTCATCGTATTAGGCGTCAATACAACGTCGTCGTTGGATATAATGATTTCATCATGCTGCTTAAACGCAGCAATCATAGCCTCATTGTATGATTCACCGAAACTATTGCCTGATGGTGGCCAAACATGGACGATAGAATCGGAGTATGCCGCAACACTTACTCGCATAACTGCGAGGCACTTTTTTGTCACAGAGCATACTATGATCGGTATGCCCATCAGAACACTGCTAGAAAATTTGTGTTGGCTGCTGCTGGCGTATAGGTGATGACTAATATGCCCTGAGCGCCTACGCCAGCAGTGGTGCCACCAGCGCCGCCACCGCCGCCGTACAATCCACCATCACCACCAGTGCCACCTGATCCATTATCGCCGCCGCCACCACCACCGCCACTACCCGCTGTGGCGGAATTAGATGTTTGTGTCCAAATAATAGACGGGCCGCCTTTAGCACCTTTAAGCCCTCCATACCCACCGCCACCACCGCCACCGACAGTGCCATCTACTGCGGCGCTAACACCATCTGATCCTGCGCCAGAACCCGATCCACTAGTGCCTTGCCCGCCCGCGCCCCCGGCTGCCGCGCCGCCAGCGGAGCCAGCAGTTGATGACCCACCATTAGAGCCACCACCACCACCGCCACCACCTTGAGTGGCGCCAGTATATCCATCACCACCATTTTTCCCAATTCCAGTGGGGCCTGCACTCCCCGCCCCACCGCCTTTGTTGTTTCTAATTGCATTACCACCGCCGCCGGTTGCACCGGAATACTTTAATGATCCATAACCTGAAGCAGAATTACCTCCAGATGCGCCGGTAGAACTAGTGGACGTCGCCCCACCTTTTGCTAAAACACCAGATGCCGTGCTTGTTGGTGCAGAGTTTGCTGTTGGATTAAACCAAGTGTCTCCAGCTACGCCGCCAATATTACAGTAATAGGTTTGAGAAGATGAAAGCGTAAAGTACCCATCTGTATTGGTGCTTTTTGAATAAGCTCCACTACCACCGCCGCCACCAGAGGCACTGAGGCGACCAGACCCACCACCACCAATAACCTCAATAGACCACGGCGCGCCGAAGTCAGAGGGAAGTGTTCCACTAGTTCCTGATGTGATAAATACTACTTTGTCAGCCATTTACGCCTCCGGTGTCGGAGGGTTCGGATCAATAAAAGTCCCCGTGCCAGGATCATAAATCCACCCGATCCCACAAT